TTATCTGCGTGTAGAAAAACAACTGCAAAATCAACTTTGCATGAATGGTCAACAGACACGCTAAGAGCGTCTGCGGCTAATGCTCATATCGAGGGCGATGACACAACTGCAACTGCGGTTTCTGGAGTTACTCGTTTGAACAATAGAACTCAAATTTTTAAAGACGCCATAATTATCAGTGACACTGATGAGGGCTTATCAAAAATAGCCAAGGCAAAGGAGATGAGCTATCAAATCCTCAAAGCTGGTAAAACCATGAAACTTGATATAGAAAAGGCTCTTTTCGATAACAATGCTAAAGTAACTGGTTCTGCAACTGCGGCTCGTGAGCTTGCTGGTGCGCCAACATGGTTAACATCAAACACTGTCAAAGGTTCTGGCGGCGCTGATGCTAATGGTACAGGTTCAAATGCTCGTACTGATGGTACACAAACAGTATTCACTCAAGCTAAGTTTGATACAGTGATGCAAAGCGTTTGGGAAAATGGCGGAACAGGATCAAAGACTGCATATTTGTCAGCATTTAATATGACAAAATGTCTTGGATTTGCTGGTAACAACAACCAACGTGCAAACGTGGTTGGCGCTGATGAGCGTGTTATCAATTCAATCAGCATATATTTAACCCCTTGGGGCGAAATATCGCTAAGGCCAACGAGAGAGAACAGATCTCGTGATGTGTTCTTAATGCAGAACGACACATGGCAAGTGGCTACTCTACGTCCAATGAAAAATGTTGAACTAAGTAAGACAGGGGATAATTCAAAAAGACAATTAACCACTGAACTCACATTGGTATGTACTTCAGAAGCGGCAAACGGCATGGTAGCAGATTGCACAACTTCATAAACTAACTATAGTAAGGGGGGGGAAACCTCCCTTACTTACTATCAGGAGTGATTTATGGCAAAACCAAGAGCTGGCAAAGCAAAAGCAAAAGTAGTTAATGGAAGAAAAATTAGTTACGGACAAGCTGGTCTAGCGAGTGATGGTAAGCCGAGAGTAAGAGCTGGCACAAAAAAAGGTGACGCATATTGCGCCCGATCTGCTGGTCAAAAGAAGAGATCTCCGAAAGCGGCTAAAAATCCGAATAGCCCATTAAATTTATCACGCAAACGCTGGAAATGTTCTGGCACTAAATCTAAGAGAACGTAATATGGCAAGCTCGAAAATAGGCGAAAAAATTGAAATATCTGACAATGGCGAAATTAACATAAAACGCACGTTTGATGGTAGCCAAATGATGCGTGACGCAGAATACGCTCGTCAAAATTCAGATAATACTTTTGGCTCAGATCATAAGCTAATTGCACAAGTTGATGCGGCTTTAATTGGCGTTTGGCTTAAAGAGGCTGGCGTGAGCTGGAGTGACACAGAAGCGGCTAATCAAGTCGTTAAACGAAAATTAACATCTGGAGAATTTGCGGATTTAAGAGTATGGCAGGGCAAATACTAATGGAAATGGCAGACCTATGGAGTGGCACGCTCACATTCGCATTGGCGTTTGTGGGTTTTGTTTTACGCGGATATGTTTTAGAGTTGAATAGATTACAAATTCTGTTGAACAGAACGCGAGAGGAATATGTGACGAAATCTGATAATAGTGCGTCAATGAATAGATTGTTCGGCAGGCTAGATTTGATCGACGCAAAGATGGATCGCATACTAGAACGGAAGTAAAATGCTACGTTTATTAATAATTGGATTTTTCATTGTTTTTGGCAGTTTTGCTTATGCTGAAGATGATGATGTAATAAGATCAGAAAGCAGGGTTATATCTGATGGGTCTATGGATACCACGATTAACAGCCCACCACCATCAGCTATAGCTCCACAAGTTAGCACAAGCGGATCTGATTTATGTGTCGTGGGGATCTCAGGCGCAGTACAAACGCAGATATTAGGCATCTCTGGTGGCAAGACTGTAAAAGATTTGAACTGTGAGCGCCTAAGAGCATCGAAATTATTGTACGATTTAGGCATGAAGGTGGCTAGTGTGGCGCTTCTGTGCCAAGACGAAAGGGTCAGAATTGCGATGGCAAATTCTGGCAGTTTTTGCCCAATCAATGGTAAAATAGGAGATGAGGCCAGACTTGAATGGGAGATGAAAGCTGTGGAAGCGCGTATTAGCGAAGACCAGAAAAATCTAGTAGAAAGGCTTTTTGATGAACAAGCTGAAACTAAAATTGGGCTTGGTGTCATTATCGGCACTTTGTTTATGTTGCTCTTACTCTAGCGCAGATCCATTTAAGTATGGTGCAAGTGCTAACGCCGCCAGAAATGGTCTAAACTGGGCTATGTCATCTGTCTTTCCGCCTATTGGTGGCATTGATATAAATGGCCTGATTTACAGATATAGAACAGAAAAAGAAACTGACGCAGACATGAAAGTCACTGTCGGCAATCTTAATTTTGATGGCGATGGGTATGCGTTTAGCGAGACTGACGATTGGTCGGGCGTTCCATCAAATACAATTACAAAATCATTTCCACTATCAAACATACCATTAGAGAGATGGGGCGATGGGTCTATCACAGTTGAAGGCGAAGGCGTCGTCAAGGATGCCACAGTAATTTACACATTTAGAGTTGATGAGTGCTATGACCCACAGCTAAACCCAAGTTGTGCTGGTTATGTGAAGCCAGTGCCAGAAGTGCCTATAGTTGAAGTTTATAACGCATTAGAAGATGACGCTGTTGTGGATACTATTGAAGAGGAAGAATACGAATATCCAGACGAGGCTGAAATACCAGAAGATGATGAAGATAATGATAAGCCAACTAAAATAGAGCTGGGTCTGATGTCTGCTGAAAATGCTTTGACTATGTTTCAAGAATATAAGCAAGACGAGCTTATCAATATAATCAACATGCAAACCAATATGCAAACGTACTATGATCTTGCAATAAATGGTGGTATATACAAAGACAAGTATCAGTTAAGCCAAAACCAGATGCCAGAAAACAAGAGGGCGTTGCGTAATAACTTAGCACAACAACTAAAGCATGAAAAAATGGTAGACATGCAGTACAATAAGTGAGGTTAATATGAAATATTTAGCAATTCCACTGTTAGCACTAGCCACACCAGCTTTTGCAAATAGTGTAGATATAGTCGGCAATGTGGCGGCTAAGTGTGTAATCCAGACAACCAAAACTGGCGCATACGGAAATCCGACGCCCAGCAAATTATCAACATCGGCGTCTGATGGTGGAATATTGCCAGAGATCCGCATCGATGTTGCGATAGCAAACAGTTACACAGCCAACATCACATACCCAACAAGTTTTACATCATCACCATCTCTAAATGACGTTGTAACGTGGACGGGATCTGTTGCAGTGAGCAATACCAGTGACGCTGGCATGTCAGGATATGACAGCGCTAAAACTGTTTCTGGGGCGACTACATCGTACTCATTAACAACTGCTGGTTCTACATGGTTTGCTGTATCAAGTGTGGCTGAGTATGGCGGCGGAAGTAACAAGCCGTTTACGGGAGGCACTTATATTGCCCAAACGACTGCATCATGTATTCCAAATTAAAAGCACTTGTAATAATTACGTTATTGGGGTCTGGCGTATCTGCTCACGAACAGACCCCAGCCTACCCAAAGATGAAGTATTCCACAGTTAAAGATGTGGTAAAATTTGAGCTGTCTATATTTAACCAGAGAGAGCGCGTTAAATATTACAGAATAGCACTATTTGATAAAAATTTTGTGGGGCTTCCATTTTCCACAAGGCATAGAATAATAAAAGTTGATTACCAAACTAGAAAAAACTTTGATGTATATGTTAAAAAGAGCGATATGGACGAGGCGCAGTATATATGCACAATATCAAAGACTATGAAAGAACGAGGTTCTAAGCCATTTGTAAGATCTATGGTATGTTCAAAGATTACAGGGGGAACTAAATGAAATATGCAATCATTCTATCCTTAATTGCTGGCGGTGCGTTTGCCGATAGCTCGTCACTGTCTCTGGCGTTACCGACGCCAAATCTGAATACACAATCCGACAGAATAAGATCTGGCAGTATTGAATGCTCAAACTCTATCTCAGGCTCGACACTTCTGGAATATGGCTTAACTGGCCTGCTGTCTGGTCTTAACACTGACGCGAGAGGCAAAGATATTGGCGTTTATGCTCGCATTGTTATTCCACTGAATGCACCAAGGAAGCGCATTGAGTGCCAGAAATTATTTGAAGTGGAGCTGTTGCAACGCAAAATGGAAATTCGCATGTTGCAGGAAGAGCTGGACGCCATGAAAAACTTGCAATCTTCAGAAATGGAATTTGAGAACTAATGGTCGATACAACGAAAATTGCAGATGGTATTGATGGGCTGGCAGATCGCCAAATCAAAGCTGGTGGCGTGAAGTTAACGGCTGGGTCAATATTGGCAATATTTGCGTTTCTATCTACAATTGGGTCTGGACTATATGGCGGCTTGCTAATGTGGCAAAAGATCGAAGAGGTTGCTGGCCTTGATTTGCAGGAATACCAAACTCAAATGGAATTGATGGACGCTAACATTCAACAAACTATGGATTACACACGCGAGATCAAAACTGGATTGCGTGATGATATTTTGAGCATTGAGCGCCAATCCGATAGAGTTGAGGGCATGGTACGCAAATCTGAGGATAAAGTTAGGGAGATGATTGATAAGGCAGAGGTGCGCTTTGAAAATCAGAGAGAACGTGTTAGAATTTCACAAAGTGGCGAAATGAAAGAACTGGAAGATAAATTAACGAAAAAACTACAAAGGGCGCTAGATAATCCTCTGGCGGATTAACATGGATGAATTTAAAAAATTTGACGTAGATGGTAACGGATCAATTGATCAGGCTGAATGGGATCGTATGGCGCTGGAAGACAGGCGTTTACGAATGCAGGATGAAGACGCCCAGCGTGATGCACAACGCAGAATGACATGGTATGCCCTGTCAGGGATGCTCCTATACCCCTTTGCGGTCATTCTAGCAGATGTATTTGGATTAATTGAAGCCGCCAAAATATTAGGTTCAATGGCAAGCATTTACTTTGTGTCTGTTGCTGGCATCGTATCTGTATTCTTTGGGGCAAACGCATTAGCGAAAGGAAAAGATAAATGATAGCTGGACTAGGATTATTAGGCAAAGTTGCAGATCTTGCTGGAACTATGATCGAGGGCAAGACCGCTGTAAAGCAGGCTGAAGCCCAAACAAAAATGAAAATAGCGACAGGTGAGCTTGATTGGGATCTAGCCGCCATGAAAGCTACAGATAATAGCTTGAAAGATGAGTGGATAACTCTGCTCTTCTCGATACCATTAATTTTAGCGTTTTGTGGTGATTGGGGTAATGAAATTGTGCAAGATGGTTTTGCCGCACTATCTAATATGCCTGATTGGTATCAATATAGTCTTGGTGGAATTGTAAGTGCATCAATTGGGATGCGTGGTGTAAGTAAATATTTCGGGGGTAAAAAATAATGTCATTATATGAAAACATCCACAAAAAAAGAAAACGCATAAAAGCTGGTAGTGGTGAAACAATGCGTAAAAAAGGCGCTAAAGGCGCTCCAACAAACAAGGCGTTTAAGCAAGCGGCAAAAACCGCGAAGAAAAAGCCAACTAAACGTAAAACTAAAAAAGGATAATCATGACAGAAGCAATGAAAAAACTTCAAGATAGAATTGGAGTTGGGGCAGACGGACATTTTGGGAAGAACACGGCTAAGGCCATTGCCCAGCACTTCGAGCTATCAAATGAACGAGCCGCCCACCTAATGGGTCAGGCAAGTCACGAAAGCGGTCACTGGCGGCATACAAGAGAAAATCTGAACTACAGCGCAGAAAGTATGATGCGCGTCTGGCCTAGCCGATTTCCTGATCTGGCGTCCTGCGAGGGATATTCTCGAAACCCAACAGCATTAGCTAACAAAGTTTATGGTGGTCGCATGGGTAACGATGCTAATACCAATGAAGGCGCATTATTTTCTGGAAAAGGTTATCTCATGATCACAGGGAAAAATAATTACAGGGCATTCAGCTCCGACATGGGCTTACCTGAGATTATGACAGATCCAGATCTGGTGGCTGAGGATTACGCATTTGATACGGCAATGTGGTTCTTTAATAAAAACAAGTTATTCGACATTGCAGACGATGGCGTAAACGATGAGACTATTTTAAAAATCACTCGTCGAGTAAATGGTGGCACTCATGGCCTTACGGACAGAACAGGCGAAACAAAAAAGATTTATGAGTGGCTCAACGCATAGTAACAATATTGGTAGAGCTGGGGAATTTCTGGCTCTATCAAGATTAGCCTTTGCTGGCATTTCTTGCATTTTGGTACAGCATGAAGTTGACGATGCGTATTTAAAAACGCCAAGCGGCGAACTGCTGACTTTACAAGTTAAGACTGCCAGCAAGAAAACTGGAAATAAGACCCAGTACCGCTGGGGAACAAGCCCAGTGGGAAACAATAAAAAATCCGATATATATGCATTGGTGGCGTATGATATACGAAAGATCTATTGGGCTAGGGGAGATGATCCAATTATCAAAAAAACATCAACTCGATTGTACCCAGAACAGTTTGTAAATGAAGACGAATTATTAAAGCAAGTAATAAACAGCTTCATAGATTAAATAAACTGCTTGAAGATTTATGCAAATTTACATAATAAAACGTGTGGGTAAAGTCGGGCATGGCTTTCCCACACGATACATTATTTTTTCTTAAAGTAAACGTAACGCAATGACCTTGCCCCTGCGTTACCAATAATTGGTGTGGTTCGCTCGTAAGCGCGGTCAACTAAATTTTGCCTATATAAGACGTTTAATGACCAAGCCAGATCTGAAACACCAAGACCAGTGCCAATCGCAACCATTGTCGTTGTTGCGCGTTTGCCCTTGTCTATATACTTTAGTATAGTTTCAGTTTTCTTTTTTGATATTGGCTTAATTTTTCTGAGATCATTATCACTAATAAAACTTTTATGTGATGATTTATTAACAGTGATTTGGCGTGGCCTCTCAAAAGTTTTGTTAATCTTATTTCTCAGGCCACGTTTAATTTGGCTTTTCTCAAAATTGTAAAGCAAATGGGAATACATGATCTCAAACTTATGCGTAGGCTCATCCATCATTGCTTGGGCGACTTGTTCTTTCGTCGCATAAGCGAAAGTTGGTGTTCTACATTCTCCAGCAGGGCTTGCTGTTCTTTCATCATAAACAGATAGAAGCTCTTGGTTCTCTTCTCTTTGCTCATTAGATCTTCCTGCACCATCAAATTTAATTTTATTAATCGTGTTATCGCTTGGTAGCATTCTTTCGATGTCATTTGTATTCTCCTTATTCATCATCATGGCCTTTAAATTTTCCGTTGGCATCCAAATCTGGGACACGGGTTCTAGATTTTGGCATTTCTGGTAGTATTAAACCAGTGCCAGCGCAGTTAGTGCAATCAGCTTTTTCATACAGGTAAGTTTCATGGAAGATATTATAATCTTTCTCGAATAGCGTTTCGCCTGCTCCATTACATTCTGGGCATGGATAATATTTATTTGCCATTGGATAATCCTTTCGGTCTGAGCTTTGGTACAATAAATGATGAGCTGACGTGGCTAGTTTCGATGCACTGAGCCATACTGTCCATTTTCTCGTATGGTTTGTAGACTGCTGGCAATGCGTCGCCACACTCACGCGCACTGCGATAGAGCGTGGTGTCCTGTAGCTCCACGCCGCCAATGACATATGTGAGAACGAGCGTTGTATAAAATGTCATACTATTTCCCTCGTTTTAACAAATAAATAATCGTTCTTTTTGTTATGCAAATTAAAAGATTTTAATGTTTCATATTTAATATCTTTTAAATCTGTATTTAGCTGTAAACCAAATTCACTCAAATATGATTTAAGATCGCTTAATGATTTTTTACCAAAGTTTGGAAAATTTAAGAAAAATTTATCAGATCTTAATATTACATCATAAAAATATATAGGGTTACGAATGCTTTTATTTCTTTCTGGTTTGCTATATGAAAATAAACTATTACCAACCATATAATTTAAGCATCCCCAAACGCGATTTGGGAAAAAACCTTGCTCAATCGTGCTAAATAATAATTTATATAAATATGGATCTGAGCTTTCAAGATTATGAAATAAAAATATTTTAAGGCTTAATTCATCTAAATTATTTATTGCAGATATAGTTTCAATGCGATCTGTGTAAACTTTATTTTCAATTACTAATTCGTTTAATCGATTATTTAATTCACTTAATAAATTGCCCTTATCAACTGTTGGCTCAAACGATGGTACAAATGGTGTTTTTGTTGGGCAAATTGTCTCTATAACTTCACCTAATGCTTCCCTGACACTGGCAACATAAACTGGATCAAACCTATCAATAGTAATGTAAGTACAAACGTACTTACAACCACCATCTAATTTATCTTTATAATTTGGTATAATTTTTGCATACACCTCATCTGCTGGTTCTAACCAATCCAGATGCTCAAAATCTGCTAAAAGTTTTTTAGGCAGAAACACTTGGTCATGCTCATCTTTGGTAAAAGCAAAACCAAAGCCATGCTCGTGTATTGATTTAATAATTAATGTTTGCATTTTATTCTCTTTCTTCAGTTAATATTTGTGTTCTAAAAAATCCCTGATATTGGGGATGCTCATGCATAAAGAAACGTGCATAATATGGCGTATAGTTATTACTCATTTTAAACTCTTCGCCATTTGTTTCAATATCGGTATGCCACCTAATGCGCTCAAAGATTGCTTTACTGCTATACTGGTCATGGCCTCTCTCAATTACCTCAAAAGTAAAGCGCTTAAATAGCTCGTAAATGGTGGGGTTTTCGTGGTGGAAAATCCACCACTTGCGCTTGATGTCCTCTGACATCACTTCACCCCTTTCTCATAAATCTCATCATCAATTCTAGTCATAATGATAACCATAGCAGTCGTCAGATCCTTCAATGACGCCTCTTCAGCAACGCGGCGGATGTTCGTCCATGAACTCTCCTTAACAGTAGCCACGTCGCGGATAATTGCTGGCTGAGGGTTTTCCTCAAGTGGAGCGCTGTATCCCTGATAAGCATAATCATTGACTTTATACTTATTTAAGAAAACCAGCAAATCGGCTTTATTAGTAGGCACATCATACTCAACATATGCGCCCAGTTTTTTTGCGTCAGCTTGTGTTCCAGCCCATTGCCCTTTTGGTGTAGTATATAATCGCATTTTATTCTCCTAAGTTTGCGTTAATAATTGTATCCAGATAAACTATAATTTCTGGAAGATGAACGGCGGCTAGGGCAAATAATGCCATAACCAATCCGTCGATGATCATTGAAGCGTTCATTTGATCCATCCTGTTCTATACATGCTAGGTAAATCAGCATCAGCATAAATTGTATTTCCAAACATTCCGCTAAATGAAATGTTTTTATCAATTTTTTTTGCTTTATTTTGAGCCTTACGAACTGTATCAGCTTCAACAGTTAATGTAACAAAAGATGTATAACGAGGATAATCCCCAAATCCAAATTCAGCAGTGTTGTCGTTTTCACGTTTTCTGCCGATTATGTGGTAAGTAGTCATTTTGTATTCTCCGTTAATGTTTATGTTATTTAAGTAATCTAACAGATTATGAGATAGGGTCAAGCACTAAATATATCATTTATATATCATAATGGTGCAAATGCGAGGAGAGTTTCAACGTCAGATATTGTAGTACGTTTAATATCCTTTGGATAACTCCGCCCTCTCTCGCTAACGACAATTGCGTGCCGAGATACTTCTATCGAGCCTTTTGTTGTGACTGCTACATCACTTCTCATCATATGGGATTTGCTGACCCATACTATCTGGTGCTATCCAGAACGTCCCTTTAGGCGCTGAACGCCTATTCTATAAATTTTCGTAAGTTTTCAAATTCTTCCTCTTCACCATCAAGGATATATAAATTGTTAGCGGCATTGCCACCCACGTCATGCCAAATGTGACCGCTTGCAATAAGTGAGCCAAATGTCCCTTCGGCTTGTTTCTGTGACCAGCCAGCTTCCACAAGATCCCTAGCTTCTGTCACTAGGAATGGCTCATCCATCATATCATTAATACACTTAACGCCATTGTTTTTCATGCTGGCCTTAACAAGTGCCGTCATTGCGGCTGTTTGATTTTTAGTAAGCTCCATTATACTGTCTCCTCTAATGCTTCAGCAATTTGATCTACAGTTAACAGCCCAGTATATTCAACAGCTTCAAACCAAGCCACTGTGATTCGTTGACCATCATATCTATACCTACGCAATCTTTCTGCAAATGCGTCCGCAGAAGTAATATCGTCAAACAATTTTGGCTCTTCACCATAAAACGCAATTAAAGGTTTATTAGGATTATCGTGTGTTGATACATCAAGATAATTTGAAACAAATTTTGACTTAACCTCAAATCCTAATTTTGTTTGATCAGCAATGGTTATATTTGCAACTACTACATATTTTGTCATTTTGTATTCTCCGTTAATATTTGTGTTTATTCACTCAATATAACAGGTATTCAGATGCGGTCAAGCGGAAAATATATCTTTTATATATCATTATGTTGTTGACGCTATCTGAATACCTGTTATGATACTCAAATAACATAAACACAAACGAGGAGATTTGTTATGGATACAATTAAATTAGGCTTTACAATCAAGGCTTCAAAAAAAGATCGTCAATACTTCAATAGTGAAATTGATAACTTTTATATAATGGTTGATGAAAATGAGGGAAATCTTTCAAGTAAAGATTTGGAAATTAGATACTTGGAATTTTTAAAAGATGTCATGGAAGGCAAGGCTCTTACCAAAGAGTATGGCGTTGATGTTATAAAAGAATTTATTGCTGATTTAGATAATCGCTATGATATTGACATTAACCATCGTGACGAGCCTTATGCTATCAGGGGCGCAGAGATGCTCAAGAAACTTGCAAATGGCATGAGAAGGGTTTTAAAAAGCCACAAGGTATAATTAATAAGCACTGTGGCTCAGGTCGCAGTGCTTAGATAATTAAACTAAGGAGAAAACAAATGGTTGATAAGAGAGTATTAATTAATTTTAGTGGGGCGCAACATGAAGCCATCGCAGAGGCCGCCAATAAGTCGGGTCTAAGTTTTAGCGCATTTGTTAGGATGTCATCAATTGTGGCGGCGACAAAAGCTGGCGTTGAAGTTGCAAAGCCAGAGACATCAGACGTTGATAATATACAGGTTGTGGAATGATTGTCGTCGGAGTTGATTGCGGTTTCTCTGGAGCGATTGCACATTACTGCACGCGCACTAAGGATCTGGATGTCGTCGATATGCCTGTCATCTTAAACTCAAAGGGCAAAACCGAAATTGATATTCATTCGTTATTACATTTGTTAGAGCCAGAGGCTAAAGATCGTATGGCTGTAGTTGAACAGGTGGCATCACGTCCTAATCAATCGTCGGTTGCCACATTTAGATTTGGCATGGGATATGGCGCATTGATTGCATGTGTGGCGGCTAACAAAACGCCAATGCATTTAGTCACGCCTCAGAAATGGAAGAAACACTTTGGCCTGACATCTGACAAGGATACTAGCCGCCAATTGGCAATCCAAAGGTGGCCTGAGCATTATGAGCTTTTCAAATTAAAGAAGCATGATGGTAGGGCGGAAGCATCACTCATTGCG